AGGCCCAAGAAGCTGCCAAGCGCGAGGCGGCGCAGAAGAAGAGGCGCAGGGAGCAGTTGGCCGAGTACATCGCGATTAGCATTGCCACCGTTATCCTTGCCGCCTTGTTGACCTACGGGGCTTACATCTACGTGATGTACATCAGAAAATGAGCGACGAGAAGCTGAACGCCAACACCACACTCGACAAGGTGCTCGGGTATGTGGACTCGCCGTTCAAGCTGTTCTCCCTGCTGCTGATGGCCGTCGTTGCCTTCGTGGGTTACTTCCTTTGGCAGAATCAGGAATTTATGAGGGACGCCTACAAGGAGTCCAAGAAGCTGCCCGAGATCAACACCGCACGGGCTGACGAGGCCAGCGCCATGCTGTTCAAGCAGACGAGTGCTACCGTGGTGGCAATCTTCAAGGTCAACCCGCTGTTCAACTCGCGGGTGGTCTACAAGGCATACACCAAGGATGGCAGGGATAAGAGCATTGACGATATTGACGTGGGGCTGTTCACTCACAGCACGCCCAACAACAACGATGTGGTCAAGCTGATGACCAACCAAATCCCTTGCGGGGAGTACCGCTACGCTCAGTCTGAGGTGGGTTTGTGGTACATCGAGAAGGGTGTGGGGTACACCTGCCGGGTAAGCGTTCCGCCAGACAGCCCCCGGTTCGTTGGTCAGGTAACGGTGGGGTGGCCGCAGGAGCCAGAAAACCTCGAACAAGTAAAATTCATGCTGGAGATCGCCAGCGCAATGCTAACCAAAAGGGGTAACTGATATGGAATGGCTTAAACAAATCGCGCCCACAATTGCCACAGCAATGGGTGGACCGTTGGCTGGCATGGCTGTGTCGGCTATTTCCAAGGCCATTGGCGTGGACCCCGACAAAGTGGGGGACATGATCTCCAACAACAAGCTGAGCGCCGAGCAGATCGCACAGGTCAAGATTGCCGAGATCGAGTTGCAAAAGCAGGCGCAGGAGCTTGGCCTGAACTTTGAAAAGCTGGAAGTGGAAGACCGCAAGTCCGCCCGGGAGATGCAGGCCACTACTCGCAGCCTGATGCCTCCCCTGCTCGCTGGCGCTGTCACTGTCGGATTCTTCGGCATCCTGATCATGATGTTCATCGGTCAGGTGGACAGCAACAACCCTGCCATCTTGATGATGCTTGGTTCGCTTGGCACCGCATGGACAGGCATCATCGCGTATTATTTTGGCAGCTCTGCGGGATCGCAGGCCAAGACTGATTTACTTTCAAAGGCAGGACCCGTCAAATGACTGAAGACCAACTCAAAGAAATGCACATCGACCCCGTTTGGCTTGAGCCTCTGACGGCTGCATTCCAGCGGTTTGACATCAGCACCCCCGAGCGCCAAGCTGCGTTCATCGGCCAGTGCGCCCATGAGTCCGGCAACTTCAAGACCCTGCAGGAGAACCTGAACTACAGCGCCAAGGGATTGCATGCCACTTGGCCAAGCCGTTTCCCGTCCGAGGAGGCAGCGCAGCCCTTTCACCGCAACCCCGAGAAGATCGCCAACAAGGTGTACTCCGGGCGCATGGGTAATACCGAAGAGGGCGATGGCTGGAAGTACCGTGGCCGTGGCCTGATTCAGTTGACCGGCAAGGACAACTACCGCCTTGCCTCTGATGCCTTGGGGGTAGACTTTGTGGCCAACCCTGACTTGGTTCTGACAAAAGAATACGCAGCTCTTACGGCTGCTTGGTACTGGAACAAGCGCGGTTTAAACAAGGAAGCCGACGCCAAGGATTTCACCGGGATGACAAAGAAGATCAATGGTGGGACAATAGGGCTCGCAGATAGGGTTGCGCATATCAACACCGCCCTCAACGTCTTGACCGCATGAGGTGAGCCGTGCCGTTACAAAAAATACTGTTCAAACCGGGGGTTAACCGGGAAAACACCCGCTACACCACCGAAGGCGGTTGGTACGACTGCGACAAAATCCGCTTCCGTCAGGGCAACCCCGAGAAGATCGGTGGCTGGACACGCTTCAGCGCCGAGACGTATTTGGGCGTCTGCCGCTCGTTGTGGAACTGGATCACCCTTGGCGGGGCCAACCTGATTGGCGTGGGCACAAACCTGAAGTTTTACATCAATCTGGGCGGGCAGTATTTCGACATCACCCCCATCCGGGCAACGCCCACCATCAACGCCGACCCGTTTGTGGCCACGCTGGGCTCCAGCGTCATCACCGTCACGGACACAGCACACGGCTGCTTGACCGGGGACTTTGTGACCTTCAGCGGCGCGGTAGGTCTGGGCGGCAACATCACGGCAGGCGTGCTCAATGCCGAGTACCAAGTCACTGTCTTGAGCGCAAATAGCTACACCATCACGGTGTCGGCCGTAGCCAACGCGACTGACGTTTCGGGTTCCCCCGGTGGCGGTGCTTCCGTGGTTGCTAACTACCAGCTCAACACCGGCCCTGAAACGCAAATCCCACTGGTCGGGTGGGGCGCGGGTGGTTGGGGTTCCGGCCCTTGGGGCACGGGCACTGCTGACCCTATCCCGTTACAGCTTTGGAACCAGTACAACTACGGCGAAGACCTGCTGTTTGGCCCCCGAGGCGGAGGCATTTACTACTGGGACTCGTCTGCTGGCACAGGGACCCGGGGCGTCGATCTGACCGTTTCTGGGGATACAGACACCCCACTGTTCCAGAACAAGATCATTGTGTCGGATTCCTCGCGCTTTACGCTGGTGTTTGGCACCAACGATTACGGCACGGCAACGATTGACCCCATGCTGATCCGTTGGTCGGATCAGGAAGACTTCAATACGTGGACCCCTGCGGTCACCAACCAAGCGGGCAGTATCCGCCTGTCGCACGGCTCGGAAATCATCACGGCCATCCAGACCCGGCAGGAAATTGTCACGTTCACGGATCAGGCGCTGTACTCGCTGCAGTACCTCGGACCACCCTACGTCTGGGGCACCCAGTTGCTGGGCGACAACATCTCGATCGCAGGCCCGAACGCTGTGGCGTTGGCGTCTGGTGTGGTGTACTGGATGGGCGTGGACAAGTTCTACGCCTACGACGGCCGTGTGCAAACGCTCAACTGCGACTTGCGCCGATACATCTTCAACGACTTCAACCAAGATCAGGCGGTGCAGGTCTTTGCAGGCACCAACGAGGGCTTCAACGAGGTCTGGTGGTTCTACTGCTCGGCAGGTTCCACGGTGGTGGACAAGTACGTCATCTTCAACTACCTCGAAAAAATCTGGTATTACGGCACGATGGGCCGCACAGCGTGGCTGGATTCTGGCTTGCTGAGCTTCCCGATTGCTGCAACCTACATCAACAACATTGTCAACCACGAAGACGGGGTGGACGACAACTCCACAGCCGTGCCGACACCCATTGCGGCCAACATCTCGTCTTCGGAATTCGACATTGGTGACGGCCACAACTTCGGGTTTGTCTGGCGCGTGTTGCCAGATTTGACGTTTGACGGGTCATCGTCTTCCCCTACGCCGCAGATCACCATGACGCTGCAAGGACTGTACAACTCCGGCTCCGGGGTTACCGATTCCGCAGGGCAGAGCGTGGTCAAGGGCAGCACGTATGTCGTGACCGAAGAGTTCACCGGACAGATTTACACCCGCGTGCGCGGGCGGCAGCTCATCTTCAAGATCGACTCTTCCCAGCTTGGCACGACGTGGCAGCTTGGGGCCCCGCGAATTGACATTCGCCCTGACGGCAGACGCTGATATATGGCACAAGCAAACGTAACCCCACCCAGCCTACCGCTGGCCCCAGAGGAATACAATCGGCAGTACATGGACCGGTTGTCCAACGTGCTCCGGTTGTTCTTCAACCAAGTGGTATCGCCGGGGCCAATGTCGGCATCTACGCAGCGAAACGGTACGGAAATCATCTCGGGTTTGAGCTTTGCGCAGCCCGATCCGACGACCCCCGGGGCGTTCATTGCCAGCTTGCCTACCGACGCGGATTACGCTAACCTCCGTGTGGGGTCTGTCTACTATGACAGCGCCACAAAAGTTTTGAAAATAAAGGTCTGATATGAGCCTACACGCCCTTGCCAATGACATGGCTTCAAAAGGCCGATACGGTGATTCAATGCTGGTGCACATGGCACCCAGTGAAGTTGCCGGACTCCACGCCCTTGCCCTTCACCACGGCGAAAAGCTGACCATCAACCCCGAAACGGGGTTGCCTGAAGCGTTCAAGCTGAAGTCGCTGCTCCCTCTGGTACTGGGCGTTGCTCTTGGCCCTGCCGGTTTGGGGCTTAGCGCCGCGATGGCGGGCACTGTGGTCGGAGCAGGCTACGGCTTGGCCAAGGGCAGCTTGAAAGAAGGCTTGTTGGCAGGTTTGGGTGCGTATGGCGGCGCTGGTTTGGCGGCGAGTCTTGGCGCTGCAGGGGTAAACGAAGCTGCTGCGCAGGAGTTAGCCGCGCAACAAGCCGCATCCCCTGCTTTGGAAGGCGCGTCCGCAGCAGAGAATTTCCTTAGCACACCATCCGCGCAAGCTACAGCCACCGGCCCCACAACCACTATGGCTGACGCTACCGGAAGTGCTACCCCCGTTGCGGAAGTTACGATTGATCCTGTCCAAACGGCTACGCAACTGCCTACTCAAGGGGCCCCTGCTACGATTGATCCGGGCTCATTGAGCACTGCGGGGTACGCCCCACCTACCGGTCTGGACGCGTTGAGCAAAGGCGCAGAGAGCATCTACGACCAAGGCAAGATTGGCGAGTTTGCAAAAGCCAACAAGAAGTACCTGTACGCTGCGGGCAGTTCTGCACTGCTGTCCCCCGAGAACGAAGAGGACATGCCAGAGTCCAAGCAGACCCCCGGTTACATTCGCCCTGCTCGTTACGACTGGCGCACCGGCAAGTACCAGTATTTCGATCCAGTCAAGTCCGATGAATGGGGCTCACGCAACCTGTCGGAGTACACCAACGCCAACGATCCCGGTGCACGCACGCCGATCGGCGCAAAAGCTGGTGGCCTGATGGCTTTGGCCAACGGCGGAGCCGTGGCGTTTGAAGACGGCGGTTTTGTTACCGGTGGCGGTGGCCCCATGAGCGATGCAGAGCGCCAGCGGTTTATTGATGTCGAAACCGCAAAAAGAGAAGCCGCTGCGGCAAAACTTGCTGCTTACACGCCATCCGATCCAATCCTTGCGCCAATGTTGGCGCAGGGTGTTAAAGGCATGTTGCACGGGGAGACCGACGAGCAAGCCTACAACCGCATCAAGCAGATGGACATGGACCGCACCGAGCGCATGGCTCGCAGGGATGCACTCCGCGCACAAATGGGTCCTGACGATGTGGCCATCGACGGCGTTATCTCGCGCACCACTTCTGGGGATGGTGGCGGTGGCGGTGGCGGTGGCGGTGGCGGTGGCGGTGGCGGCGGTGGCGGTGGTACAAACCCAGCA